ATGCGAAAGGCATGAGGGAGAAATAAAAGAACCGCCATATGGCAAAGATATTATACCAGATATAGTCAACTTAGATAATGGCGAGAGTATGGTATATGGACCAGAACTGAGGCACGGAGTCACGAAAGTGTACGAAGGCGAACGTATTGTATTGATTGCTTGGTTTAAAAACGGAGATAGGAAGAGAGGAAATGAAACCTAGTCTAATAAACGAAAGAGAGTATTTCAAACCATTCAATTATCCATGGGCATATGAAGCATGGTTAAAACACGAACAGTCCCATTGGTTACACACGGAAGTACCAATGGCAGAGGATGTCAAGGATTGGCAACGTAAACTGTCGCACGAGGAAAAAGCATTCCTTACAAACATTTTTAGATTCTTTACTCAAGGCGACATCGATGTCGCGGGTGGGTACGTCAACAACTATCTCCCTTACTTTAAGCAACCAGAAGTTCGTATGATGCTTGCTGGTTTTTGTGCACGCGAAGCATTACACGTTGCGGCATACTCTCATCTCATCGAGACTTTGGGTATGCCTGAGTCAACGTACAATGAGTTCCTTGAGTACGAAGCGATGGCAGAGAAGCACGATTACTTCATGGATCTGTCAAATAAGAACGGCACTCCGGAATCAGTAGCAACCAACATTGCTGCGTTCTCAGCGTTTACTGAAGGCATGCAGTTATTCTCTTCTTTTATCATGCTACTCAACTTTCCTCGTCATGGTAAGATGAAGGGTATGGGTCAAATCGTAACTTGGTCCATCGTTGACGAGACTATGCATGCTGAGTCCATGATTAAGTTGTTCCGCACCTACGTTGAAGAAAACATTGAGATCTGGAATGACGACCTGAAGTCTCAGATCTATGTTATCGCTGAGAAGATGGTTGCTCTAGAAGATAAGTTTATTGACCTCGCATTTGCGATGGGTCCAATGGAAGACCTGACCTCAGAAGATGTCAAGAAATATATTCGATACATTGCTGATCGTCGTTTGATCTCTCTCGGTATGAAAGGTATCTTCAAAGCAAAACGAAACCCACTGCCTTGGGTTGAGGAAATGATCAACGCACCTACGCACACGAACTTCTTTGAGAACCGTGCTACTGATTATGCTCGTGGTGCGTTAACTGGCGACTGGAAGGATGTCTGGGGTTGTGCTGCCTAAGTTAGATCCGGCATATCATGATAAGGTGGTCAGGGAACAATTAATACCTGACCACCTTTCTGCACAACTACCAAGCGAAGAAGAGATGTGGTTGCTTGGTAGTAAAACTAAAACTGGTTGGGTGTGTAAAAAACAAGAGTGGACGCCAAGAAGATATGTACACCGCTGCCCTGACCTAGTTGAGTCTGGTATGTCGCCAGAAATATTAGAAACTATGCGGCATCAATTAAACTGCGAATTTATCGCCATGTTCGCTTCTGACGCAGTTACTACCACTGGAAGTTTAAATTGGCATATAGACGGTTATCACGTTTGGGCATTTAATATTGAAGGTACAACTGAGTGGGAATGGTTTGATATTCAAGAGGGCAGGTTAAAAAGTATTGTGCTAGAACCTAAAAAGAATATGATTAGCATGCCCTCTGGTGTCACTCACAGGGTCAAGTTGATAACTGAGCACCGCATGTCAGTGAGTATAATTAGAGGGGCGAACATAAGGGATCTCGCTTGATGGAAGAAGAAACATTTTACATAACATGTGAAGTTTGCGAAACTGAATGCGAACTTACTGTGCATGACGTTGACGAAATACCTGCCTTTTGTCCGATGTGCGCTGCTCCTATAGAAGTCGATTGATGACTTGGACATATAACGGTGAGGTATATAATACATTGCCGGAAGATTATTATGGGTTCGTCTACATAATAACTGAAAAAGAAACCCAAATGAAATACGTCGGTAAGAAATTCTTCTACCGAACCAAAACCCTCCCTATTACCAAGACTCGCAAACGGCGAAAGAAAACTCTCGTGGAAAGCGACTGGAGGACCTACTGTGGTTCCTCAGAGCGCGTACAGGAGTTAGTAGAGTCAAAGGGGTTAGATGCCTTTACCCGTGAGATACTGCACCTCTGCAAGACGAAGGGAGACTGCGCATACTATGAAACCAAAGAACAGTTTGACCGTGAAGTGTTACTGAGAGACGATTATTACAATGGTATAATTAATTGTAGGATCTCAAGAAAACACTTGAGTGTGAATAAGTGAATTACTAAATATTTTCATGACAGAGGTTATGTATGATTACTGAAACCCAACAGGGCACGAAGTCTCGCCCTGAACTATATGAAATGCTGGAAAACATTGCGAAAGCAAAATCAAGAAAGGATAAGATTGATCTAGTGAAGTCTTATGTAGGAACGTACCAAGCGTTCGCTGATTATTTGCGATGTGTATTTGATCCCCGCATCAGCTTTCTGCTGCCAGAAAGTCGCCCACCCTTTGACCTTGCTGACGAGCAACACGTGCCTTCCACGTGGCATAAGCAGCACATGAATCTCAAGTATTTTGTTAAAGGTGGTCCGAACGTGCACGAACTGAAAAGGGAAACAATGTTTATCGGCATGTTAGAATCAGTACACCCTCGAGACGCAGAAATTCTAGTAATGATGCTCGCCAAAAGAACAGATTGTAAGGGACTAACTGAGAAGGTCGTACAAGAAGCGGCACCTCAGTTGTTGCCTGCTTAGGAGGATATCATTACGAGATAACCGTGAGGAACATTGTTGTTATGGTTTGCTAACTTAAACTATTAGGAGTCGCCTATGGTAACTACAAATCAATTAGAAAGGTTGCGCAAGGACAGCGCTGAGTTACAACACTACATTCACAAACTGAATAGGAAAGGTAAAACTGACATAGCACACAAGGTGGAGAGAAAACGAGATTTTCTAAACTCCTACATCTCGGAACTCCAAGACTCCCTCACGGTTAATTAAGGAAGGTGATCTGTATCTCGTGCCCTCACTTCGGTGGGGGCATCGTTTATTTTATGGCTTTACTTTTTGTATAAATTCAGTATAATAAAGCCATCGCTGCCCAGGAAAACTAATACTATGCCAACATACGATATAAGAACAAAAGAAGGAGAAGAAAAAGAAGTATTTTGTTCTATCTCTACTATGGAAGAAAATGTAAAATCAGGAGAGTGGGAAGTTTTACATAAAGGTTCTGCTAACCTAGTCACTGGCATTGGCGGTACACTTTCTAAAGCACCTGATGGTTACAAAGATTTATTAAAAAATATCAAGAAGAACTCAGGGTATCATAACACAATTAAAGTATGACTCAAACTAAAAGACATCGCCAAGAGTCTAACTTTAAAATTCGTATAGATAATCTTTGCACCTTTGATCCGCTAACCAATAACCAGCAAGTGGCATGGGAAGAGTGGAAGGAAGGGCATCATCTTGTTTTAAATGGCAGTGCGGGAACGGGCAAAACCTTCACTGCATTATATCTAGCGTTGCAAGATGTACTAGATAAAAGTACTCCTTGGGAAAAGGTGGTCCTCGTTCGCTCGGTAGTTGCTACTCGCGACATGGGTTTCCTCCCAGGAACCGCTGACGAAAAACTTGCGCCGTTTGTACAACCCTACATTGGGATATGCGACGACTTATTTAATTTCGGTGGAAGTTATCAACAGTTAGTAGACCAACGTATTATTGAGTTCTACTCAACTTCCTATATAAGAGGTACGACCTTTGATAATGCCATCATCATTGTAGATGAAATGCAGAATCTGACGTTCCATGAACTGGACTCAGTGATCACAAGGGTCGGACTGGACTCTCGCATAATTTTTGCGGGAGATTTTTATCAGTCGGATTTTACGAAAGAATCTGATAGGAATGGCATTCAATCTTTCCTATCTATATTAGAAGTAATGAAAAATTTTTCTATAATTGAATTTGGTTGGGAAGACATCATTCGTTCTGATTTTGTTAGAGATTATATCATGACAAAAGAGATGCTTGCTAGGAGTAAAAAATGAACAGACAAGCAGTATACGAACAACTCAAGATCGACGAAGGAGTTGAGTATGTCATCTACAACGATCACCTCGGTTACCCCACGTTTGGAGTTGGTCACCTTATCCTCGAAAGTGACGAAGAGCACGGAAGGGCAGTTGGTACTCGAGTCTCGGAAGAAAGAGTTAAGGAGTGTTTTGAAGCAGACCTTGAACTTGCCATCGGAGAGTGTCACGCTCTATACGAGAGAGGGACATTTGACAACTTACCAGACGAAGTCCAGCAAATCTTGGTTAATATGATGTTCAACATGGGTAGGACGCGACTAAGTAAATTTAAGAAGTTTAATGCCGCGATCTTAGAAGGCGACTGGAAAACTGCTGCGATAGAGGGACGGGATAGTCTCTGGTATCGTCAAGTAACAAACCGCGCAGAGCGATTAATGACGAGAATGGAAAACGTCTGAGGACAACAACTTTGTTATGAGACATTTTATGGGTATCGGAGGCGAATGCCTCCATGATTCCGGCATTACGGTTATCGACGAAAGCGGGAATATAGCATTTGCTAGCATGTGGGAAAGGTTTTCTGGGAGAAAGCACGACCCTAATGTTTCTCCTGAATTTTTAAAAGAATGGAGCACTAAATTCCCCAATACTGAAGTGTTCTCCAATGACGACTGGAACTTGCGGCACAAATTTCGTACTATGCTGGAAGACTTGTCGAAGGAAAAGAATCCTCACTTACACACTAAACACCCAGATAAACCTTGGTACAAGTTACACCCGTGCGAAAGAGATAACGTAAAAAGTTGCGAACATCATAGATCTCACGCAGCAGCTGCATTCGCCACCAGACCAAAAAGTTTCGCCAAAGAAGACTGCGTTATGTTGGTCATCGATGGCGTTGGCGAAATGCGATCCTCTGGTATTTTTAATTCAGATTTTGAACTGATCGAAGAAACTAACTTCCCTCGATCTATAGGATACTTGTATGCGCATTTTACTGATAGGATGCCAGGATTAAAATCTAATGATGATGAATATGTTGTCATGGGTTTATCTTGCTACGGCGAACCTACTCATTGGGAAAAAGCGCATGAGATGTATAAGTGCATCCCTTCTTGGACTATGGAAGATCAAGACGGGTATGAAGATTTGAAGTGGGTGCACAAGTATGAAATGAAGACTATGTTCCTCGGTAAGATCCTAGACTTTCTTTTCAATAATTGTAAAGATGAAAAAGATGCTGCTGCTTCTTTGCAAAGAATGACAGAAGAAGTGATATATGAACGCGCAGTCGCAGCAAGGAAAAACGGAAGAAAACTATGCT